TCTGCATTCATATTATCGGTTTTTAGTTGGTGTTCGGATAGATGTGATATGTACTACCTTCTCTACCTTGATATGGTCAAAGCTAAGCACACTTTCGCACTTATCACACTTGATGGTATGTTCCCTTATGGAACTATCCCAAACATAATCCTCTGTAGATACTCCGCATTTACATCTGTAAGTTCTCTTGGCTACTGTGTCTTTCATATTATAATAAATTATAATGGGTTATATGGAAAATAAAAAAAATCAGAAAGTGAAAAAACATAAAAACATTGTTTTATATCAGAATATTGGAGGGCACAAGGGATCTACGAAAACTTACGTACGAAAACATAGGGTATAGGGTCTACGAAGACTTTCCTACAAACCTATTTTCTTAAGTCATTGATAATCAATACCTAAATTGTCTTATAATTACCATTATGTTAAATACGATAACATTCGTAGGTATTTTAGCCCTATCTAGGAGGCAAAAATATACATTTTTATTATATTGACTGTTTACGCTCGTTTATGGCCTAGCTAAGAACTAGCTATTAATATATCAATTCAATTAAGCTATAACTATATCCCTATATTAATAATATCCAATACAATTATAATATACTATTCTATTATTCATATACATTGTATTAAGTTACTTATATAATGTATGTACTTATATAATATATACTAAACAGATCAATTTAACTAATTAACAATATTTTAACTAAATACTTTTAATTATTTTTAATCTTTTTTAACTTTGTATTGATTAAGTCCCTATCTTTATACCTCATTAAACACTAACAAAATGACACAATTTACCGAGGTATTATTACCTATCTTATTTACTTGCTTAGTAGCTTATTTCGTTGGATCTGTTGCTAGGTTATTTATTCACCTTTTAATCAATGAAAATGGAATCAATTAGTATCTTGGAATTACTAGCCATTACCTTAGTAAGTATTCTAGTTTATGCCTTAATTAAAACAATTTACCAACAATATAAAAACTAATAAAATGACACAGACACAAACACAAACACAAAGAAATATCAATTACAATGGCTGGACAAATTACGCCACCTGGAGAATTGCTCTTGAATGGTTTGACGATTTTAACCCTAATAAGAATGAAACGGACGTTTACAGCTTATCTAAGGACTTAGAAAGTTACGTCGAAGATTCGCTAGGAGATATGATAATCGAAAACTCTATTGTATTAGATTACGCCTTAGCTTTTACCAGTGACGTAAATTGGTACGAAATAGCAGAACACCTAATCGAAGAGCAAAACAATTAAGAAACCCAATAAAATAAACAATATGAAAGAGATTAAAATTACCTGGTCAACAGATGACGTATTAATGAGATCGGACGAAATAGAGGTCGAATTAACAGAAGACGAAGCAGATATCGTATTAGATCAATTATATGAGCATCATGATGCCTCAATCGGCATATGTTGGGACGTTATCGATTCCTACATTTACCAATATGAAACAGAAAGAGAAGAAGAAACAAAACAAACAATTTAAACAATAAAACACAAAACACCATGAAACTACATTTATCAGTATCAAAAGACAATTTACGCCCTGCATTAAAACACATACAAATTAAAGGGGGTTTTATTTACGCTACAAATTGCCATATTTTAACACGAATACCAGTAAACGAAGTATTCACCGACCTTTTTAATAATGAAGATGAACTTTACATTTTAGGGGACGACTGGAAAAAGCAGGGTTTTTATAAGTGTACAGATTTTAAACGCAATGGTAATTTATTAGAGGCATACAATAATAAATGGCAATTACAAGGGATAATAAAAATGAAGACACGCCCCGAAATGGATAATATCGGACGTTTTCCAGATTGTGAAAGCGTTATAATGTCAACCGATCAGCCATTGGAGGCAATAGAAAAAATATCATTTAACCCCTCTTTGTTAATGGATTTAGCCGAGGCCTTAGGTGAGAATTTAGGCCAATTAATATACTCGTTTTATGGTCGATTAAAAACAATACAAGTAAAACCATATAACTCAAATAAACTAGGCATTTTGATGCCAATCGATTTTAACGTATTTAAATAGGTTAACTGATGAGCTATTAATTAGCGAAATAAAGGCCCCTAAATTGGGGCTTTTATATTAACCAACACAAAGTAAAATGAATTTATACCAATTATTGGCAATTATTAAGCAACTGGAGGAGGAGCAAAATCCAGCTAATGAGTACCTTTTGCAGTTTTACACCGATCTGTATAAATGTGAACTTCAAACAGTAGCGGACAAGGTAACTAAGGAGCTGGATGAGTTACCAATGTCCAAAACATGGTTTGAATACTTGGCAAAATAGGGCTTATTTTAGGCTTATTTATTTTGACTTAAGTACTTGTATCAATTAAAAAAGATAGGCCAAATTTAGGCCTTAAAATAGCCTTAAACGGTATTTTTATACTCTTATAAGCTTAGGATATTGCAAAATATCAATGTTTAAACATTAATGTTATAACATTAGTTGTTTATGCAACTAATAATAAATTTATATACTATGGCCAAAAACTCCCCAAAAACCCCTTTGGATACCTATGCCTAAAAATCCCCTAAAAATCCGACACGCAAAAACTTGCTAAAAATCCCATGCGGACAAAAATCTGCTCGGATCACGCAAAAATCTTTTGTGAAAACTTTAACATAAAAATCTTAAATAATACCAAAAACTTCTTAATTTTACCAAACAAAACAAAAAACCTTTATTATGAAAACAATGCAACAAACATTAAGAGAAAAACTTATCTCGGCTATTTTAGATTTATCTGGTGATGAATTTGACAATTATGATGATTTTATTAAATTGGCTAAAAAAAGCGAAGAGCAATTAGTTGATGACCTTATTCATATTGCAGATTATTATAAAACACAAGAAGATATTTTGCTTAATCATTAAACCCCCATCTATGAATTTTGAATTAATCACCGCCAAATATGATTGCAGATGCAGTCTAACTGGCAAAAACTTCAGTCGTGGTGACCAAGTGTACTACAACTACGAAGCAAAAACCTTCCTCGATCCTGTCTATCACGAGAACATCATGAGTCAGCAAAAATCTCGTGGGGCACAATCCTACTTTGAACGACACAAAAAACTTAATAAGATTTACCCTAACACTTAAAGCACTATCCCTACTAATTAAACAAATTATAATCGTTAGTGGGTTATCCCAATGGGAGTAGGGATATTTTTAACACCAAAAACTCAGCAAAGCTGACTAAAAACCTTAAACACATGGCAAAATTCGAGTTCGTAACAGAAACAAATGTAGTAACGCAATCAGTAATCTACTACACTAGAAAAGATGAATTATTTATGGAAAATAGCTTAAGTCATAGCAAGGAGAAAGCTTATGACAGATTCATTAACATATCTAGTGGAGTAAAGACTGAACCTATTGTGCAAGTACTAGAAACAAGATATTTAATAACCAAATAAAAACCTGCAATCGTGCACCCAACCCCATCACATCTAAAACAAAAAGGGCTTCGTGACTATTTTATGGTCACAATAGATGCCCAAAGGATTAAAAAGGATTACCTCTATCGTGGTATGTTTATCCATTGGGATAGCAAAAAACCCTTAGATAAGTTCTACTACTGGAGAGGAGATTATTTTACTTCTATTGAAGGAGCTATGCGATCTATTGACCGCCATTATAAACTATATAAAAAACTAAAAAATGCTGATTAGAGATTATCGTGCCCTATTAAAATATGGCGATATAAAAAAGATTTGTGAGGTTACAGGTTATTCACCCTACCTAATAAAAACTCGTTTAGCTGCGGCTGATGAGGAGATGATAGAAGTTGTAGAAGCTTTCTACGCAAAAAAGATTGAACAACTTAAAAACTCTATTTATGAACATCAAGAATAAAATGGACTACTGGGCTATACCTTCTATTCGTAAGACAAAGCTTAACCCAAGACAAAGAGAAGCTATTGCTAATGAGATTATAGCCAAGGTCTGTACCTATTACAACATCACTAATGAAGAGATTAGAGGTAAAAAAAGATACAGAACACTTGTAATGGCTAGACATATGTCTATGTATCTAATAAGAACTAGAGTTAAGTTAAAGCTTAAATCTATTGGCGATTTGTTTGGCCGTGACCATAGTACTGTTATGCACGGCATAGCATCTATACAGGATCAATCCGATGTAGATGAGTTAGTTAGTACTGACATAGAAAACCTTATCAATATTTTATAAATCAAAACACCAAAAACTATGAGTGATTTTTCAAAATGGGATGAGCAAGAACAAAGATTGTTTATTGCTAAAATCATCCACAACATTAACTATTCGCAGAACAATTTGATCCTTATGAAAGCTTTAGTAGAGCTATGGGATACTTACCCAGTTCGTGAGGCATTGTTCTTTACACAAAATTTAATTAACCAAAAAACTCTATCTAATGGAAATGCAATTAACTAATCCTTCGTATGAATTAATCAACAAGGATTCGATGCTTAAACTATCTACTGAATTATCTCAGTTGATAAAAGAAAAAGGACTCTCAAGTAATATACAAGGTAAACAGTTTGTCAATGTTGAAGGTTGGCAATTCGCTGGTGCTTCACTTGGATTAATGCCTATTATCACATCAACTCAAGATTTATCAAATGAAACTGCTATTAAATATATGGCGACTTGTGAGGTACGCAATATTACGACAGGTCAGCTCGTTGCTACTGGTATTGCCTTATGCTCGAATGCCGAAAAAACTAAAAGATACTTTGATGAATATGCTATTCTTAGTATGGCACAAACAAGGGCGATTGGCAAGGCTTATAGGAACTTACTTGCTTGGTTAATGAAGGCTGCTGGATTCGAGGCGACACCTGCTGAGGAGATGGACTTTGCCAAGGAAGAAACCCCTACCAAAAAACCTAAAGTAGTTGAGGTAGTAGCAGAGGAGATACCTGTTGAGGTAGATCGTGATGCTATCATTAAAGATATCCAAGCTGCTGCTAGGATGAAGGACTTGACTGATATATTCTTTTCTAATAAGGAATACATAGAGAAAGATGAGCAATTAATGAAATTGATGAAGTCTAAAAAAGAATCGTTAACAACAAAAAAGAAATAATATGAGTAATTTACTACCATCTATTGAATTAAATTCAATTACACCATCTAAATTTAGCATAGAATTACTTAAGCAAGTAGTTGTAACACACTTTAGGGAAACAGGCGAGAATCCCCTTGAGATGCTCGTTAAAGCAGAAGCATTAGTACAGTTGCTAGAGGGAATTAGAGCTGAGTTAAAAGAAGATGTTATCAGTCAGTTAGACTTACATCCTCAAGGCAAAGCAATCGTTCTTGATGCTGAGATTAGCAGAATAGAATCAGGAGTTAAGTATGCTTATGATGGTGACCATACATGGCTTAAGTATAATCAAGAGCTAGAAGCTATTAAGTTCAAGCAGAAGGAAAGAGAGTCTTTACTTAAGACTATCAAAGAGCCATTGGTTGATCCTGAAACTGGCGAGATGATTTATCCTGCACCTAAATTTAGTACAACAACATTTAAAATATCATTAAAGAAGTAATATGAAAGTATTAGTATTTATTAAATTTTTCTTTATAGCAGTACCAATAGCGGTGCTGCTATTAATATTCTGTGAAACTTATTTTAAAATCAAAGCAATAAAACGATTATTTTGATACTACAATTAGAACAAACAATAGATGTTTTAACCCCATTAGGCTATGGAAAAGCAATCGCATGGATTGATTACGGAGGAGATACTAACACCATATGGAAAGTGGTGTGTTACGATACAGGAAGAGTGCGTAACTTTTACGATGATGACATACTCGTTTACCCAAATGCCATGGATGGCGGTAAGATAGATGAGAATTATTTTTCTAAAAGGGAGTTCCATGAAACAAACCAATCATTTATCAAGGGCCTAAAAAACCACTTTAAACCGAAACCAGATGCCGAATGAGATTAAAGGATTAGAGAACTCAATACCAATTAGAATGGTTTATACTGACACTATGGAAGAGGTGCTATTTAAGTCGGCAGCAGCGGCTAGTCGTAAGACTAAGATAGCATCTCAAGTGATTCGTGAATCACTTAACCCTGTTGCTCGTAAGCGTTTTATAGTAGATAACAGAAAGGTAGTTTTTAGGATATCTAAAACAAATTAACATGATAAACAAAATACACAACGAACCATGCTTAGAAACACTAAAAAAAATGCCAAGTGATTTTTTGGATTGTGTTATAAGCTCACCTCCTTATTGGCAGTTAAGAGATTATGGATATGATGGCCAATGGGGATTAGAACCTACATTTCAAGAATATTTAGAACATATGTGGGAAATGATGGATGAAATTTATAGAGTACTTAAACCATCTGGTACTTGTTGGATTAATTTAGGAGATACCTATAATAATTCAGGATGGGCTGGTGATAAAAAAGATAAATATAATGACCAACCAATTGTTGCATCAGGAACTAAAGCTGGTAGAGGCGGCCAAAAGGGTTATCCAGATAAGTGTTTAGTTTTAATCCCACATAGATTTGCTATTGGTTGTATAGATAGAGATTGGATAGTTAGAAATGATATTATTTGGGCTAAAAGAAATGGTATGCCAGAACCTGTTACTGATAGATTTACCAAAAAGCATGAGTACATTTTTTTAATGACCAAATCAAAAAAATATTATTTTAATTTAGATGCAATTAGAGATAAGCATATATGGGAAAGCGATAAAAGAAACGATGGCAATAGGCATGAATATAATGAAAATGCTAAAAGCCACAATGATAATAAAGTTGGTGCTAAAGGTGTTTCTTTTAATCCAAATGGTAAAAACCCAGGAAGTGTATCTGATTTTTGGGATATTAAAACTAAACCATCATCAGTAAAACACTATGCATCATATAATGTTGAATTAATAACTAAGCCTATTTTAGCTGGATGCCCTGAAGGTGGATTAATTTACGATCCTTTTATGGGTAGTGGTACTACTGCTATTCATGCAATAATGAATAATAGGAACTTTATAGGAAGTGAAATGAGTTCTGATTATTTAGAAATTGCCAATAAGAGAATATCTGAAGTCTTAGCGAAGCCAAAGTTATTTTAGTATATTTGTCATGTTATGTACGAGATAACATTTAAAATTTTTGCCCTAGGTGGCGTTAGAACTCGTACTTCTAGCAAAACCGATGGGCTTTTTTTATTTATATGAATCATAATTGGTTTGCAGTCCTTCCTGCACAGGTTTTATTAAGCAAGGTGCTTACAGATAAGCAAAAGTTATTAATAGCTTTAATATCTAATTTAAGTAACGAAAGAGGCTATTGCTTCGCATCAAACAGGTATTTAGGTGAGTGTTTAGATTGTGGTGAATCTACGATTAAAGACCACCTTAAGAAGCTTGAGGATATGAAAATACTTGGTAGGATTATTAAACTAAAAGAAAATGGTGATTTTGACTTTAGATCATTAGTAATTAACATAGAGATACCTAGGTCAGAAAACAAACCCACCTCAGCCAGAAAATCGGCTAACCCCTCAGCCGAAAAACTGGCACATAATAATATAGTTATTAATAATATAGATATAATACCTAATAAGATATATAACGACAAACAATCTTTTGTTTCTAGGTTAGATGAATTAAAGGATAAACTAGGTAACCAATATGATTCTTTTTTATCTTACTGGACAGAAGAGGATGCAAAAGGTAAGATGAGATTCCAAGACCAAAAATTCTTTGACATAAGTAGAAGAATAGCTACATGGACAAAAAACTCTAAAAACTTTGAACCTGTAACAACACAAAACACCAAAATAAAACTAAAATAAAACTAAAATGACACCTAAAGAAAAGGCAAGGGAATTAGTAGAAGCTATGGCATTTAGTTGCAGAGAATGTGATTATGAAGCTAAAGCCAAACAATGTGCATTAATAACAGTAGATGAGATATTAGATTTAAAGCATATAGTAACATTAAGAAGGAATATGCACGAAATGGAATTAGAATATTGGCAAGAAGTTAAAAACGAAATAAACAAATTATAATGCAAGTCATTGACCTACCTAAAAACACAGAGATTGAACGCAATATCCTAGGCTCGTTATTAATCGACAAAAAATCTTTGTCATTAGTAATCAACTACTTAAAAGAGGATATATTCTACGATTACAAGCATAAGCTTGTATTCAGAACTATTAGAGAAATGTACGATAAGAATATCCCAATAGATATTACTACACTATACCAACGAATCGTAGATGCTAAACAAACGGATCAAGTAAATGCCTACTACCTTTCCGAGTTAACTAAAGATGTGGTATCAACTGCTCACCTAGAAGCCCATATAGAGTTAATAATAGAACTCTATAAGCGTAGGATGTTGGTGGTGCTGGGTGGAGAGCTTGTGGTTGGGGCGACTAATGGCGAAGAAGGAACGATAGACTTTATGGCTGAGGTATCCAAAAAACTCATTCAGCTACAAGAGTTTGGGAATATCTACGAGAAGATGATGGAAGATATTATTTTATCAATCAATTATTCTCGTGATATGGCTCAAAAAGGTGGTTTATTGGGCTATAACACAGGTTTTAATGAGCTAAACAATACCCTATGCGGATGGGTTAAGCCTGACCTAGTAATCGTAGCTGCAAGACCAGGGATGGGTAAGACTGCCTTTATGCTTTCTAGTATCTACCAACTAGCTTGTTTAGATAGCGTTCCTGTGGCCGTTTTTAGCCTCGAAATGAGCTCCGAACAGTTAGTTGAAAGGTTAGAGTCAATCGGTTCACAACTGCCCTTAAAATGGCTTAGAATGAATACTTTGGATGCTACACAAAGAAAGGTTTTACTAAAGACAGATGACTTACTATTAACTTCCCCCATACATATTGAAGATATGGGCGGTATAAGTGTAACCCAACTCCGAGCAAAAGCCACCATCTTAAAGCAAAAGTATGGAATCAAGGTAATCTTTATCGACTACCTCCAACTTATGAGTGGTACAGGCAAATCAAACCAAAACAGGGAACAAGAGGTTAGCTACATCAGTAGAAGCCTTAAAGCCCTCGCTAAAGAGTTGGAAGTACCTATTATCGCCCTATCTCAATTATCTCGTAGAGTAGAAGAACGAGGAGATAAGATGCCTCAGTTATCTGACTTAAGGGAATCAGGTTCTATCGAACAAGATGCTGATGCGGTTATTATGCTTATGCGACCACATTACTACGAGATGACAGAAGCTATTGAGATTGGTGGTAAAGAGTATTCTCCTAGCGATTTAGTAGTTTGTAAGGTTGAGAAGAATCGGCACGGATCGACAAAAAATATAGCATTAAGATTTTTACCTGAAACAATGAAATTTGAAGACTATGAGTAACGAAACATTTATACCTATGCAAGATGTGATTTATAGAATAAATACGCATCCAGACTTAACACCTAAAGACAAGAAAGAGTTTGCCCATATCACTAATAGCTTGTATATGTCTGATAAGGGTAAAGAGAAAATACTTAAACCAACATTAACTAACCAACAAAGAAACAAATTAAAATGAAACAAGTATATGTAAGTAATAATTGGGGTGAAGGGCTAGAGCATGACTACGACATAAAGTATGAAGATGATAAGACAATATGTTTATATTCTAACAATAGCGAATGGGCTGATTATCTACAAGGCCAAGAAGCAGGATCAATTAAAGATATGGGTGATGAATTTTTAATTAAGCTTGGTGAACAAAAGATGAAGCTAGACTATGCAGATATACAAGTACTAAAAATCCTTTTGCTATCTGAGCTAAACGATGCAGATTACTTTGAGATTAGAGAATCAATAACAATTAAAGCATGGCCAAGGGATATAGAAACAGGAGAAAGTTTGAGATAGAAGAAGCCAAGGCTAAGGATGGAACTTACCAGGCTATTAAGCTATTTGCCAAGAGCACTAAGGTTATTGTTATTCATCAAACAGAAGCACTAAAGAAAAAGTACTTCCTACTTGAGTACGAAAATAATGGTGAACCTAGTGGCATTAGTGACACAAGAGCAGAATTTTTTGCATTTAACCTTGATTTAAGAGATAGAATAGTTTTTATAAGAGCAGAGTTTTTAAGGGTTAAAGCAAGGAGATACTGGCGAATAGGTGAGATAAAAGTAAAGGATGGAATCAAGTATGTTAAGATGCCAACAGAAGAACTAATCAGGTGGTATTAAATAAAAAATATGAAAAGAGTAATCAATTTTAGTGGTGGTAAGACAAGTGCATTAATGACAATAATGAACTATCGTGAAGGAGATATTGTTTTGTTTGCAGATACACAAAGGGAGCACCCTAAAACATACAAATTCATTAATGACTTTGAGGCCCACGAAAACATACCTGTAACAAGGATAACTTACAAAGGTGGATTTAGAGGTATGCTTGAGCATAATAAATGGAAGCATATACCTAATAGAGTTAAAAGGTCTTGCACTATTGAATTAAAGATTAAGACTGCTAAAAGATGGCTAAGGGCAAACTATGGCAAACAGAATTACGAGTGGTTGGTAGGGTTTAGAGCAGATGAGGAACGAAGGGTTAAGGGCTATGAACAAAGACAAGCTTATATTCATCCTGTATTCCCTTTGTATGACCAGGGGATTGATAAGGCACAAGTGAATAACTATTGGAGTAAAAAGCCTTACACCTTAGAGATACCTGCTATACTAGGGAACTGCACCTTATGTTTTCTTAAAGGTAAGAATGCTATCATAAATATTTTAAGGTCGTATCCTGAATTAGCAAAGGAATGGATTGAAGATGAGGAGTTGAGTAAGACAAATGGGGGGGGGTACACATACTTTCAAGATACTACTTACAAGCACTTATTAATGATGGCAGAAAACGATTTATTCAAAGGGCAAGACCTTACCGATTTGAGTCCAGCATTTAATTGTTCATGTACTTCCTAACAATATATTAATAATATATTGTAATTTTGGCACATGGCCTACATATCTGCAAGTGATTTAACGAAGATGATGATGGATTATCTAAAGGATAATGGGTGTGAAGTATGGAGGAATAATAACCTTGCAGTTAGAGGCAGAGCATTTATAGGAAGGAAAGGAGTTCCTGACATCATAGGTTATAGTAAGAAGTATGGTCACTTTGTTTGCTGCGAGATTAAAGCTATTGGTGACAGACTTTCTTCGGATCAAATGGTTTTTTTAGAGCAGTTGGCTATGGCAGGAGGAACTGCAATGTTATGTCAGCAGATTAGAGATGAATCAATAATAGTTAAAATATATAATCAAGATGGCGAAAGTCAAGACTGGGAGTTCATCAAAGGTGAGCTTCGGCTCAAGGAAACGAGGTAGAGCAAAGAAATCATTTAATAAACATAGTCCTAGGCCAAAATCGTACATTGGCCAAGGCAGATAAAACAAAGTAAAATGGAAAAAGTAGAATTAGAAAATAAGATAGAGAAAGCACCTAAGACAGTTAAGAAAGCAAAGGATGAGTTTACGAAAGAAACCTATGATTTTTTGCATCAGGTGTTGGTAGATTTTGCAATAGATACAAAGCATAGACCTCAGCTTAAAGTAATCTTACAGAACGCAAAGGCAGAACCAAAGAATAACAGTAGTATTTAATAACCAAAATATATAACATGGCAGCAGGTAAAGAAAAGATTTTCCTAGGAAGGTCACAAACAATGAAAACGGCATTTGGGGAGTTTAAGAAAGTATCATTCGGCCCAGATGATTTAAAGAAGATGAATGATTTTGCAGCAACTAATAATGGTTGGGCTAACATCCTTATTAAAGAAAAGAAAGGCTCTACACCAGGTGAAGCAGGTTTCTATATTGAACTTGACACTTGGGTTAAAGATGGCCAACCAGCTAAAAATTTACCATTTTAACAAATGATTATGAAAACAAATTACAAAGATGTAGTGGTTAATTTACTAATTTTGCTCGTAGGAGTTTATCTACCATTTGCATTTATTGTGAATGAGTTTAATCCTCTTGCTTGGAATTGGTTTAGTAGATCATTATATGTACTTACTTTAGTAGGTTTAATTACTTACGCTATAAAGGAGTATAAACAAAAATAGTTTTGTGTGTTTTTTTGAAATAAAGGTAAGCTCTGTCGTTTCTACGATGGAGCTTTTTTATACTAAAAACCCCCCAGATTTTACCTGAGGGGAAACCAAAACACCACCAACTATGAGAGAGCTTCTTATGTTTGCCTATTTGTTTTATCGTAGAATCTAGTTAACACCGTTCCGTATAAAGCCTCTTGATATCTCTTAATAAAAGAGTCTGAGCTCTCATCTATGTAGAAGTAGTCCTGTGATTGCATATATACATAGCACTTATCTTTATCCTCTTCATCATCTGTAACGGATTCAACCAAATGGATATTTATCCAAGCTTCTGATGGCTCTGTACCATCACCATACTCGTAGCTATCATCTTCCGTTAATTGAGTTATTTGAAGTAACATTTAATATGCTATGTTTTATTATTGTTAACCTAAGCTTTTGAACTATTAAATTCAATCTTACTTCCAACTCATCCCTTTTTTTCATCAACTCATCGATTTCTAGTTCCGCTTTGGTCTTCATACAAATTTACGCTTTAATTATTATAGAAATAAAAAGTGCACACATCATTGATTATCAATGAAATATACACTTATGTTATA